TGCTCATCCAAGAGCACAATCTCCTGCTTGCCAGCAGTAGCAAGGACACTGACGCCCACTGGGAGTTACCCGAGTCTTTTGCGAAGGTTGTCGAGCGCCTTTTCGGCAGAAGCCTTTTTCTTGTCAAGGTCTGCGATCTCGTTCTCAAAACCGGCAACCTTGGCCGCATGCTCTGCTGATGCGACAGACTCTTTCTGTTGCCACTCTTTCTCGACAGAAGAGAGCCTCTCCTGAGCCGCGACAAGCTTTGCTTCCGTAGCGGCTAGCGCACTATCCACTCGGTCCTTGGCTTTGTTTGCCCGATCTTTTGCTTCGGATTTTTCCTTGGCAATTTCAGCAATTACCAGCGCCTGCTCTTGGCGAAGAGCCTCTGCCTGATCTTTCAAGGCATCAAGCTCTTCACTTGCCCTAGAAAACACCTCTTCAATCTGCTTTCTGGCATCATCAAGCTCGGCATTCTTAACCGCTATCTGGCGGTCAAGATCGCCTTTCGCGCTAATAGCAGACAGGACAAGCGGGATGCTCTCGACCACAGGCCCCCAGACTTTTTGAAAGTCCTTAAGCGCCTTTGTGTTAATACTCATATCATCCTCCTGCCCGTCCAGCCTGAACAACGGTAAAGTTTACCGGGTTGCCGCTGGTATTGGCTGAGACGTTAATCCTAATTGCCGTAACAGGAAACGCATAGTTCCCATCGCTATTACCGGTGCTCAAGGCGCCAGCATCATTATCGAACCAAAGGCCTGTGGCTGGGTTGTAGCCCTGAGCTAAGACATCGTCAAATGTATGCTGAACAACATAAGTCACCGTCGTCGCAGTCGCTTCGACGCCGAACCCTACATTGAAAGGACCGATGTAGTGGTCCATGACTATTGGGTCGGAGACTCCTGTAGCGGCAACAGTCTGCCTAACTGGTCTCATGTTGACCCCCTATTAAGAAAGATTTGAGGTCGGGAGAGCAAGCCATCCGCCTAGACCACTGCTCACCACGAGCGAAAACCCGCCTACTCCAGCACCGTTGTCGGTGACACAGCGAATTGTTCCTACAGGAACACTGTTAGCGGAAGGAAGGCTTGCGACTGTGCCGGTGGGAAGGCTTATATAGCCATCGACGTTGCCAGTAACGTCACCAGTAACGGCGCCAGTAAATCCATTGGTAGATACAACGGGTCCAGAAAAAGTTGTTGTTGCCATTTTTAATTCCTCACATGCGAGCTGTGAATGGCAGTCTGCATGTCGTCAGCCTAAGCTGTCTGCCACCCAATAATAAAAAATAGAGAGGGGCCGGAGCCCCCCTCTAACGGACCGGATTATGAGGTTCCGGGTGAACCGTAGATGCCCAGAGGGTCGGATACGCCGAACGAGTAACGCTCACGCGCCTTGTAGCGCACGTTACCAGTGTCGAAATCGCCGTCCATAGACGTTTCCAGCGAGGTGCGCTGGAAGTGCTTCATGCCGTTCGGTACATCGGTGATGATAAAGAAGGCATTGGTGTCAGTCAAGAAGTGGTTGACTGAGTAGCCTTCTGGAATCGAGCCGTTGTTGCGAAGGGCGTTGATGTCGTTGTCAGCCGTGCCGACCCGACCCTCTGTGTCCATAAGGCGAGTAGCCACGAACATGAGTGAAGGGGGAACGATCAACTTACGAGGACGTGCCGCAATCAAGAGACCACGCTCGTCGGTAAATGCGGCAATGTTAATTACAGCATCTTCCAGTGAGGTCTCGTTAAGGTCAGCCGCAACCGCAGGTCGGTTAGCATTGGTGCCGCCACTTACCAGTGGGTGCGCCGTGCTAAACAGAGTAACGCCATCGCCAGAGTTGAACGAGGTAAAACCGTTGTTCAACAGGCTTGCCGCCTTGACCTGCTTGGTGTGTGCCATAGCACGAGCAAGCGCCTTGGTATAACGAGCAGACAGAGAGTCATACAGGTTATCTTCCATAGCTTCTTCAGTAATGGAGAAGCCGAGAGCGATTGTCTCATGGCTGTAGCGAGCGGTGAATGACTCTTGCGCGGTGTCATAGGCGATGGCAGAACCTTCAGCCTTGACGGGTGCCGCACCGAAGCCAGACAGCTTCACCTCTTCCTCGAAAGAGCGCTCAGATGATTCAGTGTCATAAATCATCGTGTGCTCATCTTCATACTTCTCATACTCCAGACCGAACAGGGCGTTCAGGCCGGGGAGAAGCTCTTTCAGCATTTGTGCGCGTGAAATTGCCATTTTCTATTTCTCCTTAAACGCCGAGTGCCGTATCGTAAGCATGGCTTCCGGGCAACCAAGTAACGATGCAATCGGTGAACGAGTCACCTACAGCGCTGTCAGGCCCGTCAACAAAGTCAACGATTCGGAGTGGGAAGGTGTTGGTGGTAGCAATAGAGCTAGCGTCCAACGCGTTTCTGCTTCGGCCAATGCTGGTTGAACCCGCAGTGTCAATAGCCTGCACGTTGTTACCAAGACCGGTTTGAGCAATTGTGCCATCACCCTGCATCTGGAAGACCAGCTTGGGATCATCGGCAACATACGCGACAGCATCAGATGCTACCGTGTTTGCTGGCCAATATTGGCTGAAGGTTGGCTGATTGGTGTTTGGATCGGTGTAGGAACAACCTACAAAGACACCAACAGTACCGCCGACGTTGGCGGTTGTTACTTGTGCCTTTTCTACCGTTCCAGCGGCAACCAGCTTAACGAAGTCGCCATAAAAGACTGCCGTGTTATAAGCGGACGCAATCTTGATGTGGCGTACTTTTCCGGTGAAAGAACCGGAGGCACTGAGAGTGCCTACAGGTTCTGCACCTGTGGGAGTAGCTGTACTAGCCATTTCTCATCTCCTTGATGAATAGCCACGAGGCCGCCCCCAAACGGGGGAGTTAGCCTCGACCAAAGGTTGTACGAGTGCTTCGCTCTGGGTTCAGAACGGGCATTCGCGGATCGTTTTCTCTCAAGAAGCTGTTGTCAACAGACTCCATCTGTTGCGACGCCATTCGCTCGAAGTATTCTTCTCGTTGCTTAACTTCAGACTCAGGAGATTTGCACAGCAATAAGCCGCCAACCTCTATGTTGCCTTCAAAACGAGAGCCGATGTCAGACATCACTTCAAGCTCTGGGTGATCTTCTGCTCGCACTGGAGTCCACCCTTCTCGAAACTTCTGCGACACGTTTGTGTTATCAGACTTTCCTAGGGTGCTGGTGCGTACCCAACGAAAAACCCAGCCGTCTTGCGGCTCGGGAGTTGGCAGTACGGATGCGGGCTTCCAAGAATCACTCGGACGCTGTTCAACTTCTCTGGCCTGTGAGGCCCTTTTTGTGCGCTGTTCTGCCATTTTATGACTCCTTAATGAGCTGGTTGGCATACTGTTCGGGGGTTAGCCCAAGTCTCTTTGCGAGAGAGAGTTGGGTGCGGCTCAACCTCACTTTGCGTGGCTTGGCGCCGTTATTCCTTGCGGAAGGGGCCACAACCACGGAGGGGCTTCGGGAGGTCGAGGAAGATGTGTTTCCATCTGAGCCACTGTCA